AACGGAGACCACCGTTATCCTGATTGAAGTTTATTTTACAACGGAGACCACCGTTATCCTGATTGAAGTTTATTTTACAACGGAGACCACCGTTATCCTGATTGAAGTTTATTTTATTTTTTTATATATCTAATTATAACATAATATTTCATAGATGTCAAGTAAAATGTGCACTTATTTTTTTTTTTTTATTAACTTAAAAACTCACAATAACCGTCCTACGAAATGGAACAGGCTCTGACTGTGACATGAGTAGAAAGCGTCAGAAAAGCGCCCAAGGGCTTTAGCCCAGCTTTTCAAGCTTTGAAAATTTGTTTATATTATAGTAGAAAGTTGTAAAAAAGTAGGATATGATACTTGACTTTTTTGGTTAAAAGTGGTATAATATATAGTATACTGATTAGAAAAGAGGACGTAAAAATAAATACAGGAATTAATGATTTTTTAGAACATGACATTGATTTCACTAATTATAATATTGTTCGTAATATTATCTTGAACAAACAGACAATTATTGAAGCGGTAACATATCAACAACGTTCAAAGTTTCTATCTTTCGAAAACAGGGAATTTGATATAGAACTTGTTGAGTATGTTAAGGATATCTATTCTAAATTAGATGAGTATATTGAGATTTGTAACTTGAATAAAAAGAATGCCAAACTAATTAAGATGTTGCTCGGAGGGGTCAGTATAGAAAATATAGCAAAAGAATTAAATATGAAAAGTAATGAAGTTATTTTTAATCGAGTTCGAAGAGTAGCTCTTAAAATTAATTCTATTGCAGTAAAGGATAAGAGAAAAAACAATGAAATTAAAACTACCTAGCGGTGAAGAAATTAAATTACCAGATTTCGATAGTCTCAAACAAAGACTCACTCTGGTAGACGAATTAATTTCAAAAAACGATGAAATAATTATGGATAATATGGATAGTTCTCAGGTTAAGTTCTTCTTGAATGGATGCTCAAATTATATTATTTGGTTTATAGACAAAGAAGATAAACGGGGAGATAATTCAATTATACATAGAGATAAAAATAAAAAATTAAATGGATATGATAAAAAGAATATTCCTTTTACAGATTTATCTATGGAGGAATTAATAAAATACGGAATCGAGGATAGTTTAGAGGATTGAATAATTTAAAATTTTTAGAAGAATGCATTGTTGATGCAGATAACATTTTTACAGTAAGAGATATTCACTTTAAAATTAGCCCTCTGGTTGAAGAATATCGAGTATTTAATTCTTACAAAAATACAGAAGACTTTACAAATGAATCAGAAATGAGTACTGTAAAAGTCTTCATTGATAGAGATAATCTCAATTTCGTATTTCTTAACGAAAAGAACAAACCTATCACAAAACTTATGATTGTAGAGGATGACGTATTATGAGTAAAAAAGATTACTATAGAACGTTGTCTCAGGAGGTGTGGGAAGATGATGAACTTCGAGAGTTAGGAATAACACAGAAAGATGTTAAAGCTGTGATTGGTGCTTTTGAAAGACATATGTCAACGAAACTTCGTGAGACAGGAGAGTTCCGCTGGAAGAATGTCATGATACTAAAGACAAAATTAATTAAAGGATTTAGTTTTTATGATGTATCAGCTAGAGAGAATAAGGTATTTGATGATTACTATCGCATTCAATATAGACCTGCTGACAAATTTAAGCGTAACGTAAAACAACGTAAAGAAGACTTAGAACTTATTGCTGAAATAGAAAAATTTGAGGATGAATATGGACAAAAAGATTAAATATATTATTGACACAAATGCTGTATTGAATGACCCACACCTTTTAACAAAATACGATGTAGTTGTTCCAAGTGCTGTTTTAAAAGAAATTGAAAATCTTGAATTAAAAAAAGATAATCAAACATTACAGTACCAGATTCGTAATGCTAAACGTCTATTATTTGATTGTATCACCTATAATTATACTCATATCTTTGACCTAGATGATAAAGAAGATTCAAAAGTTACAAATAGTTATGATAAAGATTATGTTGACAATCAATTATTGACATATGCAATCAATAGAGGCTATGGAATTATTACAAATGATATTCTATTATATCTTAAAGCCAAAGCATCAAATGTTGAAACAATTGTTCCAAGCTTAGGTAAGGAATCTGATACTCCATATGAAGGTGTCACAAATATATTTATTAATGGTGATGAAGAGGATGGTGCTGGGGAACTTTTCTTGGATAGGATTGAAACAGAAATCTATCGTTCTGAAAATGAAAAAGATTACAAATATACACAAAGCACATCTTTTATTAATAACCAATATATTGTATTTTTAGATAAAGAACAAAAAACATACAATAGTCAAAATGAACATGTTGGTTACAAAGAAGTTGGAGTATTTAAATACAATCATAAATATGGATTCAAGCGAATTGGAACACCAACTATAAGAGGGTTTCAAGAAAAAATTAAACCACGTAATGTTCGTCAACGCTGTGCTATTGATATGTTAAAAGACCCAGATACTAAAGTTAAGGCATTATTTGGAACATTTGGTGCTGGTAAAGACTACTTAATGCTAGGTCAAGCTTTGTCATTAGTAATGGATGAAACAAGTCCAATTGACAAACTAATTTGGGTTCGTAATAATGTCGAAGTAAAAGATTCAAATCCAATCGGATTCTTACCTAATAGCCTTGAAGAAAAATTAAAACCATTCTTAATGCCAATGGTTGACCATTTAGGTGGAGATGAGACTGTTTTAGATGAATTGATGCTTAAAGGAAAAATTGAAGTACAGCACTTAGGTTTCATTCGTGGTCGTGATATTAAAAATGCAATCATCTATGTGACAGAGGTGCAATCAAATACACGTGAACACATTCAATTGTTACTAAGTCGTGTATCTGATGGTTCTCAAATCTGGTTCAATGGAGATAGTGAACAAACTGATAGCAACAAATTTAAATATAATAATGGTGTAGATGCACTACGTAAACTTAAACATCAAGATTTATATGCTCAAGTGACTTTAGATAAAACAGAACGTTCAGATGTTGCACAAATGGCAAATTTATTAGACGAGGGTTAATATAAACAATGAGAAAATATGAGAATAAAAAAGGCGAAATTGTAGAACTTTCAGATGAACATATTGAGACTTCTATTCGAATCAAAATAGAACTTCAAAATGCTAGTCCTTCTCAACGTTGCAGTTGGAAACAGCATAAAGAACTTATGGAACTTGAAGGTTTTTATGATTCTGAAAACTCAGAAGAATATCGTCAAATCGTAAAATCAGAACAAAAGAAACGTGGCTTGCTACCAAGTACCCAAAAATACGTTGATTTTGTTACTGATAAAAAGTTAAAATCTCTTAAGAGTGTGATTGGTGAAAATTACATGTCTAAACGACAACTAGCAAGAGAAAGACAGCTTTTAAACAAAATGAAGCGTGATGTTACAGATAATCTTGTTCTTCATGAAGAAATCGTAGAAGCAATATCTAACATCTCAATTGATGTTCCTAATATAAAACCACTTCCAACACCAGAAATTTCTGGCACAGAAGCAGTTTCGGTTTTGTCAGACTTACATATTGGTTTGAAATCAACTGATGAGATGGGGAAAGAAACTCAAAAAATGAGACTTGATTATCTTCTTCAAGAAACAATTAAATATTACAAACTGTTTAATGTTCAACATGTAACAATTCTTGACTTAGGTGATGAGATTGAAAACTCTCTATTACACAAACCAACGTCAACAGCTACAACGTGGGGTCATAATTCAGACCAGTTTGCTACATACATTAAATGGATTTTCGAGTATATGACAAAATTATCAGCAGAGTTTAAAGTGACTTATGTTGGTAATATCATGGGTAATCATTCTCGCTTAGGAGAAAAGGGTGAAAACCTTAATGGAGATTCATATTCTAAAATGGCTACGAATATGTTAACGACATTGATTGATAGTATTGACAATCCTAATCTTAACTATGATTTATCTGGATATGAACACACTCACGGAACGTTTACTGTCAAAGGGTACACTTTCTTAGCAGAACATGGTGACCTCTCTAAACAAGGAACTACGAAGATTACTAGATATTCTAGTGCGCTTGATAAAAAGATTTCATACGTTCTCACAGGTCATATTCATAATTTCCGAGTAGAGACAGAAAATCATGGTCGCAAAGTATTTACAAGTGGAAGTCTTAACTTTAGTAATGATTATTCTCGTAATTTAGGCTTCTATACCAATGGTTCTCAAATGATAATCTTAGTCGATGAACATGGCGCACAACCAATTAACATTGATTTAGAACATATTCGAGAAAAATAACAAACTAATTTGTTAAAAAAAAATAAAAAAACGTTTGGATTACCCTCTCAAAACCACTATACTATGAGAGGGTAATTATATTTTAGAAAGGATTTTTAATGATTGCTGATACTAAAAAATGTTTCAATTGTAAAGTAGAAAAACCTTTAAAGAATTTCTATCAAACAAAAAGTAATGTTAGATTTCCTGACGGATATTATCACCTCTGTAACGAATGTATCGTAAACGTTGTCGGCAATGACCTTAGTGTTGATGTTGCCAAGTTACTATATGAAGTTGATGTTCCTCTTATGAAGACCCCTTGGGCTTCTGCTATTAAACGCAAAGGAGAAACAATATTAGAATATCTTAAGATTATGAATCAAGTAAGATATAAAAAACTTTTATATAAAGACTCAGAGTTGACTTTAGAAGTCAAGAAAGACAACAAATTTAAATTAGAAGATGAATACTTAGCCTTCAATAAAGAAGAACGTGCTATTGAAAAAGAATCCAAAGACCTTGATAAACTCTTTGATTCTCAAGAGGACGGAACAGTTTTTATCTTGGCTAATAATGGTAAAAAAATTATGTTAACTGATGAGCTACGTAAGAAGTGGCTCAGAAAAGACTCAAGCTTTGATGATGATGAAATACTCGAATTAGAGAAATATTTCGTTGACATGAAAAATGATTTTACCATTGAAAATACAAGTGCTATTAATCTCTTGTATGAATTGTCTGTTTTGTCAGTTAAGAAGCAAAGGGCTTTGAGTGACGATAATATTAGTGACTATGACAAGTTAGACAAATCATTCCAGAACAAATTAAAAGTTTCTGGATTCCAACCTATTGATGAAAAAGATAGTTCAGAAAAGACTGGTGTTACAAGCTTTGGTCAAATCGTTGCTCAAATAGAACGTGACTCAGGCTTTATCCCACCGAATCTTGTTGAAACAAACCCTGATGATATCGACAATATGTTAATGTGGTATAAACAATGGGCACAAAGACATACTGACCAACCAGTAGATGTTGAAGTTAATCATAATTGGAGAGACGACATCAAGTCAGAAGACATTGATTTTAGTGTCCATGATACATCGGAGGGTGAACCTGAGATTATAGCTGATGACGAGGAGAATTAAGAATGTTATCAGTTAAAGAATTTAATGATAATTTTGGAGATGTCAAAGATGGTTTTAGAGATATGATTTCATATTTCAGAATGTATCCAGACAGATTTATAGATTATATCAAAACAGAATCTACGATGTTTGATTTACTTCCATTCCAAAGGGTTTACATGCGAACTTTCTTTCGCTATAAAAGAGTAGGAATTGTAGCTAGTCGTGGTATTTCTAAAACATATATTGAATTACTTTCAAATTATGTAAAATGTATTCTATATCCAAATAATGCCTTGGCAATTGCAATGCCAACCAAAGAACAATCTGCGAAAGTAGTTAAATCTAAGTTCGAAGAATTTTGGAGAGATTATCCATTACTTAAAAATGAGTTAATCATGAACAAATGTAAATTCGAAAAAGATTATGTTAAATTAGTCTTTAAAAATGGTTCAACACTAGATACCCTTACGGTAGGTGAAAGTTCACGTGGTTTGCGTGCACAAGGAATCACCCTAGAGGAAATCGTTGATGAACGTATGGATGCAAAAACAATCAATGAAGTTATCCGTCCAATGCTTGCACAAGCACGTAACGTTATAGGTCATGGTGTTGATAAAGAAAATGAATACTCTAAAACAGAAGCCTATGTTACAACAGCTTCTCACAAGCAATCTTATTGTTATGACAAGTTCAAAGCATTATATGAAGAGATGGAACAAGGTAAGCCAACAATCGTTCTTGGAACAAGTTACGAGATGGGAACTTACTTTGGAACTCTTGATATTGATGATGTTAATGAAAAACTTGAAGACCCTACATATAGCCCACTTTCATTTGAACGTGAGTTTAGGTCAGTCTTTACTGGTTCTAGTGAGAAATCATTAGTGTCAGCAGATGAAATAAGTAAAGCTCGTGTCCTAGAGAAACCAATGTGGAGAATTAGTAGTGAGGATAAAAAGAATCCAAATGTAAGATTTGTTCTATCATATGACGTAGCCAGAGCAACAACTGGTAATACAGCCAATAGCTCTTTAGCAGTAATACGTATTGAGGATAGAGGAGATGGAACTTATACTAAGCATTTGGTCAATATCTTTACAATGCAAGGTAGTCACTTTGAGAACCAAGCTAAATTCTTGAAACAAAAGGTAAATGAGTTTAATGCGACAATCTTATGTGTCGATATCAATGGTATGGGTTGGGGTCTAGTCGATTATCTAACAAGTGAGATTGATGATAATCCTCCTTATAGCGTTGTCAATGATGATGGTTATGCTGAGTATAAAAAACCAAATAGTATTCCTATGATTTTTGCAGTATCTGCTCAAAAGAAAGGTACTAAGAACTCAAATATCATTAATCATTTCATGGCTACATTTGCAAACAACGATGTTAAAATATTGACATCTGAGTCTAAGATTCAAGCAAGTATTAAAGAAAAAGACCCACGCAAACAAGCGGATAAATTATTACCATTTATTCAGACAGACCGATTGGTTGATGAAATCATGAACCTCGAATATGTAAACAATGGTAATACAGGTACTGTTAAACAAGTATCTCAAAAAATACAAAAAGATAGGTACTCTGCTTTTGCTTATGGTCTCTACTGGATTTATTTAGAAGAATCAGAAAGTAAAAGAAAAAGAAAGAAACCAGATGAGGATGCGTATGGTTTCATGAAAATAAAAGCACCTGTTTATAAAAGATTCAAATAAAATAAGATAGAAAGGAGATAAGTTTGGCTAAAAATAAGAAGAAAAGACTTAATATGATTGATGTTGATTCTATTAGCATGTATAGTAATAAGAGAAATAATAGAATTTCAATATTGCGTGATGATAATAGAACACCTGTCTTTGGAACGCCAGTCGGCTCATTAGCTTCAAGTCAAAGTAAAGTTCGTAAGATGGTCAAAGAATATCGTAATGAGGGAAACCAAAAGACATTACGAAAAGTGAGTGAAGACTTAGCAATTCAAAGTCAACAATATCAAAGATTATTAAACTTCTATGCAGACATGCCTTTGTATGCTTATTCAGTAGTTCCATTTAAAGATATTTCAACAGCAAATGAAAATAAACTTAAAAAGGAACTATCAACAGTTACAGAGTTTCTATCTCGTTTAAACCCTAAATACAACTTTAGTAAAATAGTTAAATTAGCAATGACAGTAGATATCTTTTACGGATATGTTATTGATGACAAAGAATCAGTAATGATTCAGCAGTTCCCTAATGATATATGTAGAATTAGCTCAATTAGTGGAGGTGTATATAATTATGTAATTGACTTAGATGCATTGATTAGTGCAGATATAGTAGATTATTACCCTAAAGAAATTCAAGATGCAGTCAATAAATATAATACCATGAAAAAAGGTAATGATAAGAGTGCTTCTAATTGGTATGAAATTCAAGATAAGAATAGTATCTGCATCAAAATTAATGAATCTAGTCTAATACCAGTACCTCCATTTGCAGGTACATTTGATAGTATTTATGATATTCATTCATTCAAAGATTTGCGTAATGATAAAGCGGAACTCCAAAACTACAAGTTGTTGATTCAAAAACTCGAAACACGTGCTAGTAATGATAATAATGACTTTACATTAGATATGCCAATGATGAATTATTTCCATGAAGCTCTATCAATGACAGTTCCTGATAACGTTGGTGTCGTAACATCTCCGATGGAAATTGATACTGTATCATTTGATAAAGATAGCGCAACAGATGATAGCGTTGAAAAAGCAACTAAGAACTTCTGGGACAACGCAGGAGTGAGTCAAATCTTATTCTCTTCTGATAATAAAACTTCACAAGGTATCGCAATGAGTATTGCAACAGATGAACAGTTTATTTTCGGAGTTCTTAATCAGTTCGAACGATGGTTGAATAGATATATGTTGTTGAATGGCATGTCTAAATACTTCAAAGCAACAATGTTAGAAGTAACACACTTTAGTAAAAAAGAAGCTCATGATAGATATATCACAGATGCTCAGTATGGATTCCCAGTTAAAGTTTATCTTGCATCTCTCATGGGAATTGACCCAGTAGCATTTACTGGATTACTTAAAGTTGAAAATGAAATGCTTGACCTACCAGAAATTATGACTCCATTAAGTTCTTCGTTTAATACAAGCGGTTCTGACATTGCAAAAGATGCAGTATCAGATGCAGGAAAAGAAAACGGAAGACCTACTAACGAAGAGACTGGCAATGAAGACAGCGATGAGACGCAGAGGTCTAAAGATAAGCCAGCAAATACGCAGTAAGGAGATGAGAAATGGTAGATAATACTAAAATATTAAACTCTAAAATGATTAACTTTGAAATCACAGAGAGTTTAAGTCCACTATTTTCAAAAGCTAGAGTAACGGTTATGTATCATGGAGAAAATCCAAACCGTTCCTCTTTTAGCAAGTGGGATGTCGAAAGGGCTGTTCCTTCATTAAAAAATATTCCAATCGTTGGTTATTTCAGCGAAGAAGATGAAAACTTTGGTGGACATGAACGTAGCCTTGTTGTAGAAGATGACAAAATTGTTGTTAAAACAAAAACAGTTCCAATTGGTGTAGTACCTGAAAGTGCAGTTTTTTCTTGGGAAAATATTGTAGATAAGGACGGAATCAAAAGAGAATATCTTGTCATTGATAATGCTTTAATCTGGAATAGAGATGAGAAACTTGTTTCTGCTTTATCCACAGATGATTTTGGTCAATCAATGGAAATCACAGTTAATGAATACTATACTCTTAATGGTATTGATTACATTACTGATTTTTATTTCACAGCACTATGTGTGCTTGGCATCGCTAAGAACGGAGCTGGATATGTACAACCAGCATTTAACGATGCCAAAGTTCAAACATACTCAAAGGATGATTCACTAACTGAAAGTATGCAGAACATGTTTAAAGATTTAAAATTTGCTTTAAACGAAATCGAAACTATCGAGAGAGGAGAACAAAAGTTGAAATTAGAAGACTTACTCACAAAATTTTCTTTGACAGAAGATGAACTTTCAGCTAAAGTTAAAAATTACGCAGAAATTCCTGTTGAAGAGGTTGAAAAAGAATTGGCAGAATTTGCTAAGGCAGAAGCTGATGCGAAAGCGAAAGCTAAAGCTGATGAAGAAGCTAAGGCTAAAGCTAAAGCTGGTGAACCTAATAAAGCAAAAAAATCTAATACATCTGACAATGCAACTATTGCAAAGCTAGAAAAACAAATCGAAGAGTTGAAAGCAGAAAATGAAAAACTCAAAGAAGAAATCAAAGGTTTGAAAGCTAAAAATGGTAAATTTGAATTAGACAATCATGTTCGTGAATGCAACGATAAAGTTGAATCATTCATCGAAACTTATGGATTAGATGAATCTGCTGTAAAAGAACTTGATTATTCTGCGTTTGAAAATACAGATGCTCTTGAAGTAAAATTATTCGAAATGCTTGGTCGTATGGCTAAACCAGTAGAAAAAAGTATATCAAAAGAGTTTACTAAAATTACAATCAAACCAGAAGGAACAAAGAAAAAACAATATTCATTTGAAGATTTGTTTAACTAAGAAAGACATTAATAGGAGGAAGAATTAATGGCAATCGTTAATTTAGATAAAGTATTAAGCGGTGCAAACGGTAACTTGGAATCTGTTGTTGCATTTGACAAAGAAAACAAACTTGTAGCAGATTATGCAAATGGATTGTTTGTTGATGTAGACGGATTTGTTCAAGACCACAACAGCGACTGGGTTGGTCGTAAAGGTGAAGCAAAATATGGTGTAGTTTCAGTAGATGGTACTAAAGATACAGTTATGTTGCACGCACCTGAACTTCAATATGATGAAAAGAAATTTATGCGTGATTTCCGCAATGAAGCAGGAAAAATCGTTCGTGGATACCGTCTTCAACGTGGAGATGTTTTGACAATGACTGACCAAGCAATTGGACTTTCTGTTCATGGTGATGTAGTTGTTGGTGATACATTGGTAGTAAAAGATGGAAAATTAGCTAAAGCTCCTGCTCCAGTAGAGGGCGCAACGGCTGTACCAAAACTTTCATTCAAAGTCATTGAAGATGCTGGAAATACACTCGACATCGTTGAAAAAGCTTGGACTCTTCAAGTTCAGTAAGAATATAGGAAACCAAGATACCTAGGAGGAAAATTTTAATGGAAACAAAAGCTCTTGTAGAATTAGCTAAAATGTATGTAAATGGCACTTTACCAAAAGATTTCTCAGCTAAAGAAGTAACACCATCGGAAGCTCTTCGTAAAGGATTTTACGAATTACTCGAAGTAGAAGTTGGACAACCAATCTCTCCTAAGACTTTCCGTAAACACAAAAACGAAGTCTTCGAAATCATCGAAGAAGTTATTGAAATCACAATTAATCAAGGATTCACAGATACTCTTGATGGTTTGATTGAATACCGTAACCTTGCATTGGGAGATAAAAATGAGTTCTATATCCCAGATAACTCTAACTTCCGTGTATCTGTAATTTCAGATGGTAACGGAAATCTTAGACGTCAACGTCACCGTGAAGGTGAACGCTTCTCTGTTCCAACTGTACGTAGAGGAGTTAAAATCTATGAAGAATTTGACCGTTTCATGTCTGGTCGTGTAGACTTCATGGAAATGGCTCGTAAAGTTGGTGAGTCAATGGTTAAAGCTACTAAGGAAGATATTTATGAAGCAATTCTTAAAAACTTCCGTGAAGGTGGTGCAGGTGAACCTTACCGTCTCTCTGTAACTGGTGGACTTCCAACTGAGAAACAAATCTTGGAAGTTGCAAAACACTTGGAAGCACGTACTGGTGCTCAAGTTGTTATCTATGGTACTGCTCTTGCTTTGAGTAACCTTGACATCAAATTCCCTTCTGATGCCTCAAATAACCAACGCAACCAACAAGCTTTCTATGGTCGTATTGCTGGTATCGAAGCTAAAGAACTTCCAGCTTTGCACAAAGAGGGAACTACTGACTTCATCTTCGAAAATGACGCTATTTTGCTCTTACCACAAACTAATGATAAATTCGTTAAAGTCGTTAATGAAGGTCAAGCATACGTTGAAGAAGGTGAATCAATGAACCGTGATGACCTTCAAAAAGAATACCTCTTGACTCAAAAACTTGGTATTGCTACAGTACCATCAAGTCAATTTGGTTTCATCAAATTTAAAGCAAACTAATATTGGAGGGGTTAAAACCCCTTTCAATATGTTTTAAGAGAGAATAAGGAGATTACAAACAATGGCAACAATTAAAGAAATTAAAGAAGAATTGGTTAGAGACTATTCTTATGGTAAAGCAGACTTTACTGGTGAGAATGGAAAACCTTTAAATTTTAAGCAATTAGAAGCTATTTTAAAGAAAGAAAAAGCTAAATCGAATACAGTTGAAGAAACTGGCGACACATCACTAGATGAGTTCGACTTAGAAGCTATTGCAGAAGAAAAAAGTAAATTCAAAGATGATGACTTGATTACAGTCATGGCTGGTATTAACGGACGATTACTTCACACTTCACAATCAGGTAATGGACAATTTGAGTTCCGTGGCTTTGGTCAAAAGAACAAAATACCATACAAGGAATTGAAGTCTATGAATAATCTTGTTCGTGAATCACTTACCGATGGTTGGTATATCATTCTTAATAAAGACCTCATCAAAGAATTTAATCTCGAATCTTCTTATACACACTTCTTGACACCAGCTCGTGTAGACCAAATCTTGGAAATGCGTACAGATGATATCCGTGAAGTAATTCAAGGGCTTCCAAAAGAAATGCGTACTACGCTTTTTGATGAAGCTAAAAGACGCTACAACACTGGTGAATTAGATAGTTCTTTCATTATTAAAACTTTTGAAGATGAGTATGATATTTCATTCGAGGACAATTTGCCAATCAAATAACAATCGAAAGGAAGTAAAATATGTCAACTAATATCACAAGAGTTTATAATAGTTTCTTGCAAAAGATTTCAGATTATAAGTTCATTGATGATAAAGACTATGTAGAATCTGTTTTATTTGGATATTACGGAACAGCAAGTGCTGAGTTCGTTCAATGTCCAAAGGACTTATCTACAGATGCTGATGGAGAGAAAACTCTACCAACAGTGGTCAATATCAATGCAGACCTTACTAACTTAGAAATTGAAATTCTAGCAATGCTTATGATTGTAGAATACTTTAAACAAATCATGATTCGTAATGAGACTCTTGAACAAGCTCTTAGTGATTCTGATTTTAAGATACTTTCACAAGCGAATCAAATTAACCAATTGAAAGACTTCTATAAAGAGATTAAAAGAGAGACAGCGGTAAAAGTTACAAAATATACGTTTGTAGGTGCAGTATATGATAAAAGATAATAAAAAATTAGTAGAATATTTTGAAGTAAAAAATGTGAATAGTGTTTTTAAAATACTACCATTGTATGAAGAAAATAATGCTAACTTAGATTCTTATATCTCATCTCTTATAATCGAATTAGATGGTCTTGAATCTTATATTAATTATAAACTGTCAGAATTTGTAACACTTATTGCAGTTATCTCTAGTCTTCAAAATGAGACAAAAAAGACTGCGAATCAAGATACAGTTAAAAGAGAGGTTTTTAAAGCGATAGAGATTTCCAAATCTTTAGCTTCGAAAATGGTGGACTAATATGGACTACTTTGAAGTATATAAAAAAAGGTTGGAAGCTAATGGTACTGACGTAGGAGATTCCCTTCGGAAGAACACTCATTACTTTAAAGATAAAAAGTTCAAAACTTCGACAAGTTACAGAAGGTCTAAAATCTTTACCAATATGGGTACTGATAAAGAAAGCTTTGTTGAAGAAGATATTCGTGTAATCGAAATTGACAGACAGGGAACGTTGAGAAACATTCTTTTCAGACCAAATGTATTGCATAAAGTAGGAAATATCATAGAATTTGATGGTGATAGGTGGCTTGCTTATGATACGTATGGTTCGACTGTTGATGATATTAAATTAAGAGTGAGTAAAATAAATGATACCTTGAGATGGAAAGATACTTCTGGGAAGATAATTGATATTCCCTCAATAACATCTACTTCATATTTAGGTTCAGGTTCTAAAGCAAATGATGCTGGACTAGCCTACAATGTCTTTGATGTCAGAACACCAGTTGGAAAAATACTCATTGCAGTAGAATTGAATGAGTTGACAACTTCTTTGAGATTGGGTCAAAGATTTATTTGTGGTAGCAAAGCATATAAACTAGAACACGTTGATGACATCAGTTATGTTGATAGTGATTACTATGGTGTTCTACAGCTTACACTCAAAGAAGATATTCGAAATGATGCGAAAGATAACTTTGAAACTGGAATAGCGTATCAAGATATATGGAATGAAAAGGATGAAGAGGAAGATGAAGGAGGTGGTTGGTAATGGGAATGCCTACTAAAAATTATCAAATGATGTTGGATGAACAAGCTGAAATCCAAGCATACACAATTGATAAAATGAGTACAGCTATTGTTCGTATTATGGATGCACTCAAAGAAGATGAAGATATCTTTAAATTATTGTATTTTAAAGATGCAAAAGCTTTGGGTAGACCATTGGATGCGAAGGCACAAGAAATCTTTGAAAAAGGACTTATCATTAAAGATAAAGATGATAATCAAAAAATCAAAGCTTACCCATTTGACCCAGAACCTGCAATATCCGAAGGAATTTTCGTTCGTATATATTTTTCAGATGGTACGTTAGGTAGAGATGAAATTTATTCTAAAAGTCAATTAAATTTAGATATAATCTGTTCCCATGATATGTGGTTAACTTCTGATTCTGAATCAAAAGTTAAGATAATTAGACCTTATGGTTTGATGAACAGAATTAATCAAATTTTGACAAAAGAAAGAGTAGATAAACTTCCTGTACCAATTGGCTTTACACATCTTACAGTAAATAGTAAGTTTGAATGTATAAGAGTCTACTTAAATACAGTTGCTATCGAAAAAGGTGGTGATAAAGTTGATTCAAGTAGATGATAAACTAAATTTAATACTAGGAAACAGTATAAGAGTCAATGATTTTTTATCCCTGAAACAATTTAAGCTCAAAGAAATTTCTAATATTGGATTTGGCGAATACTTGTTTCGTGTTAGCAATATCCTTAGAGATGTTGATGATTTTATGAAAATGTTTATTGACTCACCTAATTATATGGATTTATATCAACAGCGTAATCAGCTAACCGCTCTTGATATGCAATTAATGGTCTGTACTGATGATGAGTATAAAAAAATATTTACAAGCTCACTAGAGTTTGTTCTTGGCTTGCCAGAAGGGTCTATCGAGGTAGAATACGATAGATTACTATATAAAAATATCTCGTCCGATGAAGACGTTAAACTTATAGATAAGGAAACTTTCTCTATAATCATGAATAAGGTCAAAGTTATCAATGGATTTTCAGAAAGTAAAACTGATGATGATGAAAACCCTTATGATGAGAAAGCTAAAAAAATGTTAGAGAAACTTAGAAGAAACAGAGAAAAAGTTGAACAAATCAAAGCAAAAGAAACAGCCGATAGTAACCGTGATATTGCGGATATTATTAGTGCTGTAACTGCAATGAGTCATTCAACGAATAAACTTAATGTTTTAGAATATACTCTCTATCAATTATACGATGAACATTCTCGCCTGTATGCAATTGAAGGATACAAGATGTCTGTCAAAGCATCAATGTATGGCGGTAATGAAATTTCAGATTGGGGAGCACCCCAATAACCCTAGGAGGAACTAAATAATGAGTAAATTTGGTATTAAAGAAGTCGCTGACGTAATCTTTTTCGATATCGCAACTGGGAAACCAGTATTGTTCTTCGATACTTTGAAAACTTCAAGTATTGAAAATGCAGCCGAAACAACTGATGCGACTGGTGGTCGTGGTAATGGTAAACTTATCACTTGGAACTACTCTCGTACAGCAACACTTGAAATGCAAGACGCTTTGCTTTCAATGGAATCAATGGCTGTCCTTGCTGGTACAGAAGTAACTGCTGGTACAAACTTGTACAAACGTCAAAAACTTGTTGTTACTGCTGGAAAAGCAACTTTGGACGAAAAACCAACTGATGCAACTAAAGTAACAATTGTTGATAGCAATGGTAAAGAAGTAACTGGCGCTACGATTACAGATGTTCAAGTTACAGGATTGACTGGAGATAAACTTTCAGCATATTACGAATACCCAGCCCCTGCTTCTGCTAAAACAGTTAAGTTCGCATCTGATAAATTCCCTGGTGCTTACCGAGTAATTGGAGATACTGTTGTACGTGATAACACTACTGGTAAAGACCGTGTTGCACAATTCCTTATCCCTAAAGCACAACTTCAAGCTGGTTTCACATTCACAATGGATGCTGAAAACGTTTCTACGTTTGACTTTAAACTCGACATTCTTCGTGATGGCGAATCAACTGACTTGTACTCTCTCACTATTGTCTAATAGATAATACGCTACATAAAGACTGAGCTGTTAAGTAGCTCAGTCCTTTTTTTTGCATGAAAGGAGGGACATATGAATGACGATTTTACTAAAATTATCAAAGCATATAGAGACTCTAAGATTAAAAGTCTAATGATGTTCAACTGGACAGTCTCATTCGTGACTATTGCAGTTGGAATAATTAGTCTCCTTAAAGATTTTGATAAAACCAAAATAGTTGTTGTTACTTTTTCTGAAAATAAAAGTTTTGACATTCTCTTTTCTATTATTTTTATATTATTAGGAGTCTTCGCTCTTATATATATTAATAAAATACAAACCTATAGAAAAGTAATATTTTTGTTAACTTCGGCTTGGGTGTGGGTATATCTTAACCAGTTGATTTTAGGACTATCAGAAACACCGAATGTAAAACATATATTAATAATACCTATAGTAGTTCAATTGATATATATGATGAAAGCGAGCGTGTTCTTATATGAAACTGATTGATATATTACAATGGGCTGGTGGCGCAGGAGGTGTAGCACTTTTAGGATTATTGTTTAATCAGTTCAATTCACGAAAAACAACAGAACATGAATTAATTGATAGACTAACAGAACAAATAAATTTGTCTGACGAAAGGCATAATGTTTTGGTGGAGAGAGTTGATAAGATTGAAAAAGAAAATGAAATCTTAAAAAATGACAATATGACAATAAGATATGATAAAACTCAAATCATTGCTGAAAAAGACAGAATGGAAAAGAAATTGGCTGATAAGATTGAAATATTAACCAAGGAAAATAGATATTTGAAGAAGAGAATCAAAGAGTTAGAATCTCAATTGAAAAAAGAAGAATAAAGTGCATAGTTTACACTTGCGCTTTTTCTTTTTTTATGATATAATAGTATTAAGAAAGAATTAAAGGAGAGAATTACTTTGACAGATAAAAAAATCGTTGATATTGCACAAGAGGAAAAACCTAAAAAAACTACTAAGGCTAAATCTACTAAAGCTACTAAAACTACAGATAAGAAAGAAACAGCCAAACATTTAACCCCTGCTCAGATTCAAGCGAAAATTAAAAAGTCTCGTGGAATTATGAAAGTAGGAGTGACAATTGATGGTGAAGATTTTTACTATAATATTGATACTGTACCTACTGAAAGTAAAAAAGCAGAAATTGAGACAAAAATTCGCCAAACTCTTTCATATTTTCTTTCAGAAGACGAAGATAAAGACGGTTTCATCATGGAATTGTATAAACAAAATGATGGATTCAAAAATGAGTTCGATATTATTGCAGGTTCATTTGTTATTGCAGATATTCTTTCAGTATTTTCTGACTTTGAAGTTGGTGAAACGATTGAAGACAAGCAAAATTTCTTGGTTGACTTAATGGATATTGGAATTTTCAATGATATTGCCGATAATCTTCCTAAATCTATACAGTCTTTGATTTCAGAAATTACAGATAAAATTTCTAATGAAATAGATGAGACTTCTGCTAAAGCAGAAGAACTTCGTCTACAAATTGAACAAATTGAAAAAGACAATAAAAATAAGATAACCACTAAATAACTAACATTTAAGTGAAAGATTAATTTAAAAAAATGGTTGGATTTTTTAGTTCAATCATTTTTTTGTTTTGGAGTGTAAGAATGGAAAATATTGATGTTTGGGCTGACCAAGTTGTCACAGCTTTAAAAAGAGAACTTGAGGATGAAGCCAAGAAATATTACAAAAAAGAATTAGATAGATTAGGTCAAGACTTACATAAATCATTCCTCAGTAAATGGGATGAGTATCTTCATTCATATACCCCAAAGCAATATGTCAGAACAGGCAGAACACGTCAAGGTATCAAACTTGACAGAAAAGTTGCTTTAAAACATGATGGTACTCTTGAAGTTAGTGTTCAATTTGAAGACAGTTACATGAGACAATATGATTTTAACAAAGGTGGAACTAAGCGGAACGTGTTCATGGCAATGAATGATGGTTGGGGTTCTTTCGGTGCTAAACCTGATAGATTTGCTTATTCACCACCGCTACATATTGTAGAAAGAGTTGAGTCTGAAATAGGCAGAGCTTTACCTGATAATATAAAATTAGAAATAAAATGGACTGGTGGTAAACAATGAAGCTTTACGAAAAAAATGCAAAGATTCTTGGTTTCTCAGATGAAGAGTTCAAGAAACTTGCCGACCCTATCACAGTTGAATTAGTAGAAGATTTTTTACGACAATCACAAAAGAGTGACCAAACTTTGAAACAATATAAATCTGGTCTATATATATTTTGTAAGTTTGTTTATGACGAACTAGGTAATAAACCTGTTACAAAATTAAAAATTCGTGATGCAATGCGGTATCAAAATAAATTAGTAGATATTGGTCTTAGTGACTCAGCTATTAAATTCAAAAGAAGTGTTGTAAGTGCATTCTACTTACATATTGAAGCATTCTGGTCTGATGAATATCCTGATGTTCGGAATATCTTTACTAAGGCTGTACCTAATGTTGGTAATCAGAAGAAAAAAGAAAAAATCCCATTGACAAGTGCTGAGATTAAGAAATTAACTCAACATTTAATGGATACAAAAAGATGGCAACAATTAGCTTATCTTACTTATACTTATCAAACTGGATGTAGGCGAGAAGAGTCACGTCAGCTAAAAAAAGAAGTAGTTGAATACAATAAGTATGTCAACCCAAAAGGGGTTGAGAAAAACTATTATATGACCCACAGCATACGTGCTAAGGGTCGTGGTAAAACAGGAAAAATAAGAAAGTTCCAATTCGGAGAAGATGCTATGGTTGCTCTTCAAAAATGGATTGAAGAACGTGGAGAAGATGATTGTGAATACATGTTCGTTTCTCGTTCTAAAGAAACAGGTGAATATAAACAAATTTCACCAGACATGTTTAACGCTTGGTGCACACAATGGGGTAAATTCCTTGGTAAAAAAGTACATCCTCACTTACTTAGAAGCTCTAGGGCAACTAATAGTGTTGTAGAAGATGGAAAAGACATCAAAGCAGTTCAACAATTATTAGGACATAATTCGTCTAGCACAACAGAAATATACATTGTAAGAGATGATGAAGATGAGATAGACGCATTATTTTAATTAAAAGGAGAGTGAAATTTGGCAAATCAATTACAAGCAATATTAAAATCCAACAAAATAGATATTGCTGTTGGTATAGACAAACAACGTTCAGCAGAAGAAATCAAAAAAGGACTACAGTCTTTAATTAATGGAAATAAAGACTTATCTATAAAAATTGGTGTAGAGTTAACAGACAACATCAAAGATATCAATGCTAAACTTAAAGAATTACAAAATAAAATTAATACTTCTTCTTCGATTCAAAATGCAATTAAGCTTGATGTTACAATTGATAGCTCTATAAAAAATCTTAGCAATCAAATTCAACAAATTCAAACAAGGATTCAAAAATCTCCTAGCATTAAACCTATCAAGTTAGATGTTGATATTGACATTAACGGCTCTGCTTTACGTATTGCAGGTGAACTAGGTAAAATCAAAAAGACTATTAATGATTTTGAAAAAGACTATTCAACAGCACTTAAAAAAGTGAAGGCTGTTTCTGATAGCGAAGCTGGTAATATCATGAGTGATAAAGTAACAGCTAATATCAAAAACAACCTTACAGATGTAAAAAAATATATGACAGATACTTTTGGTGGTGGAGAGTTCTCTACCAAAGTATTTCGTGACTATGCAACAAATGTAGAAACAATGTCAGCCACAGTTAAAAGAGAAACTGGTGAAATGTATACAGCCATGTTTAAACTCAAAGATACTGGTGGTTTTGAGTTAATGAAAGAGTCAGAAGTCAATAAGATGGAAGCTCAAACGAACAAAGCTCGTAGACAAATGGAATCTCTCAGTGAAACTGTAAAACTTTTAAAGGCTAATCTCAAAGATTCCAATTCAGTTGGAATGTTTGATAAGTTAAAAGACCAAAAATTCATCTCTACTGGTGAAATAGAAAGTCTTAAAAAAGCAATTAGTGCTGAAAAAGAATTAGTGGTTGCCCAACAAAAACGTGAAGCTCTACAAAGAAATTTAAATAAAACAGTCTCATCTATGATTCCAGATATTTCTAAAGCATCAGCAGAAATTGAGAAATTAGGAATCAATCTAAAGGGTATGGATTCACACCAATTAGATGCTACATCAGCAAGACTAAAAGATTTACAAGCACAATACAAAAGTGATGAACAAGTATTCAGAACTCGTGAAAAACTCATTAAGTCTCTGCAAGAAACAGAAGCACAGTATAACCGTGTCAAAAACAACATGTCTGGTGGTGCAAACCAACAGCAAGCAATGAATCGAACCAGTGATATTATTGGTCAAATAAACGCAACTAAAAATCAATCTAATAGCGTAAAAGATTTGACTGATGCAATGATTAGATTGACAACAGCTCAACGCTCATTAAAAGATATTCAAATGGCTTCTAGTAATTCTGGTGTAATTACAAATATGGCACAGCAACAACGTGCTGTTGAAAAATTAATCCAGAGTCTAAAAGATATTGGAAAATATGGTGATGGAGAAGCTAGTAGTGCAATTGACCAATTAGGTAAAGCTTCTGCAACATCTGTGGAAGCTGTAAAACAATTAGGTCGCACACTTTCTTTAGAATTAGACGAAGCTAAACGTGACCAAAAAGATTTGATTCGAAATTTTGAACTCATAAGCGCAAGTGCAAGTGACCCTAAGCTCAAAAATATTCAAAGTGGAATTTTTGGAGCTTTAAACGGTGGAACGGTTGACACATCTGCTCTAAAAAGATATTTTGGAGAATTGAAACAAGGCGAAGTCAATACTATTTCAGTAACAGAAAAAACAAATCAATTTGGACAAGCTGTAAATGAAGTTAAAGTTAGAATGGCTGGAACAGGAAAAACTGTAGAAGCCTATACTTTCCAAATAAATAAATCTAGTACAGCAACTCAAACTGTTGTTAAAGAAACTGGAAAAGCTATTGAGGATAATCAAAATAAATCATTAGGATTTATGGAACAAATGGGAATTGCAATGAAGCGTATCCCAACTTACATTTTATCTATGCAAGGAATATTTGCTGTTGTTAATGGATTCAAAGCTGTAAGTGGCGAAATAATGGAAATCAATAAACAAATGATTGAAATCCAACGTGTTGCTGGTGCAGGAATTAATACAGATAATCTCTTAACTGGTGCTCTTGCTCAATCAAAAGAGTTAGGTAATAACGTTCACGATATTCTTGATGCATTAGGAGAATATTCTCGTACATTTGATAATTTATCAGAACAACAATTGTTGACTGTAACAAAGACAGCCGTAATTATGTCTAATGTATCAGATTTAAAATTAGATGAATCAGTAACAAGTTTAGTTGGTACGATGAATGCATTTAACATCTCAGCGGAAGACTCTCTACATATTGTAGATGCTTTAAATGAGATTGATAATAATTATTCAATATCAACTAAACAATTAGCAGAGTCTTTGTCGAAAGCTGGTGCTACAGCACAGACTTTTGGTGTTTCAATGGAAGAGGTAGCAGGTGCAACAACCGCTATTGGTGCAGTTACTCAAGAGTCAGGTGCTGTAATTGGTAATGCACTTAAGACAATATATTCTCGTATTACAACCATGCAACCATCTATTGATATTTTAGATAGTGTAGGAATTTCTATTCGTAAGATGGGCAAAAACGGAATGGAAGTGAAACCTGTTAATGATATCTTGGGTGAATTAGCAGGAAAATGGAGTGGTCTTACAGCAGAGCAACAACAAAATATTGGTGTTACAATTGCTGGTCGTAACCAATTGTCTCGTTTCTTAGCTTATATGAACAACTGGCAAATGGGTCTTGATGCTACAAATGCAGGTTTAAATTCTAGTAATTCAGCAATGAAAGAACAAGGAATTTACATGCAATCTTTCGAGGCGAAAGTAAATGCATTAAAAACTCGATTTACTGAATTGTCATTAGCTATTGGTAAAGCATTCTTATCTGATGGGATGATGTTGGGAATAGATGCTATGGCTTCTATGGCAGACGGAATCGTTAATATCATTAATAAAATTGGAGTTTTACCAGCCTCTTTCGGAATCATTGTTGGTTTAGCTACTAAATTCGGTGGACTTGGTAAATCTATTAGTGGTATTATAAAACCTATTCTTGACGCAGATAAACCTCTGAAAGCCCTAAGCGAAGGATTCAATACCTTAGATGGTAAATTCACAGAATCATTTAAAAACATTAAAATATTCAAAGACTTCGGTGATGGTTTTAATAAAGTAAAAACAGCTTCGCTAGAATATCAAGCTGTAACAAAAGGGTTAACTGCAACACAAGGTGTCTTTACTAGTGCAATGATTTTTAGTAAGGCAACACTAGCAGGTCTTAAAACAGCATTCTTAGGATTTATGGGGACTGTAGGAGGTATAACTTTAGCACTAGCAGGGGTAGCTACTGTTGCTGGATTCCTCGCTGAGAAATTCATTAAACAAAAAGAAAAACAAGACGCTCTTTTAAAATCATATAATTCAAACATTGATAAATCAATTGAACAATTCAATAAATATGGTAATAACTTTGATGATGTTATTAAAAAATATGATGAATTAGAAACTAAACAAAAAAATGGGACTTTAGACGCTAAAGGTCAAGAAGAATATAATAATACAGTTAAAGAACTGTCAACTATTCTACCTAATGCAATAGCTTATGTCGATGCAAATGGTACGGCTCATATGAAATCTACGACAGAGATTAAAAAAGAAGCCCAAGCTATCGAAGAACTAAATAAAGTAAAATCCAAAGAGATTGAACAAAAATTTGATGCAGACACAGAAAAAGGCGCAGACAAATATGCTAAGTTAAGAAAAGAATTAAAAGATTATAAAGCAGAACTCAAAGAATATAATGAGGTTTCAAAAAACATAGGTGTTGATAGCAAAGGAGATTACAAAGAAGATGCTATCTCAGACCTCGCAAGAAGGGCTAAAATAGCTAGTGCTGGTATCGCTCAAACTCAAGCAGAAATGTCGAAAGCTCTCACTAACTCCTCTTCTAAGATTGCTGAGAATACTACAGCATGGATGAGTGCAGAAGGAAAGATGAAAAATGTTTCCGATGCAGGTAAAGGGCTGATTGATTCTTATGCTAAAGTTAATCAATATGCTATAGATAGCAAAGAAGTTACTAATAATTATGCTAAATCACAACAAACTTTAGAAGATAAAACAAAGGCAGTTGCAGAAGCACTTGCTGGCTCATATGACCAATTGAAATCTATTGGTGGAGATGCTGGTAGCAAGGCAATTAAAACTTTTGATAGTTTAACTGCAAGCTTTAGTGATAGTGCTAAAAAATCAAAAGATTTTCCAAATCAAATAAAAGCTGTATCAACTGCTATAGCTGAAATGTCAACTAATTCAAAAGATTTTGTTCCAGAAGATTTCATAGGTAGATTAGAAGCTCTTGGTATGAGTGAAAATGATGCTAAACAAGCAACAATCAACTTAGGAACAGAACTTGAAAATCAAAAAATAAAAGCGATGGTTGCTAGTGATGAAATGACCGCATACACCGACACCATAGTAGACAACACAACTGCAACATATGAAGCTATTGATGCTAAGAAGAAATTCTTAAAACTCCAAGATGGTGAAGCAGAAGAGATAAACTCAAAGCTAGAATATTTAGCATCAAGCAAAAAATTAAATGCTGATGTATTTAATACTTCGACAGACATTCAGAATATGATTGCGGAAATATCTGCTAAGACAGGAATTGCAAAAAAAGATATTCAAAATAATACCCAAGGAATCTATGAAGCTTATAAGCTAATGAGTTCTAAGTCTATGGATGAAATAACTCAGATGGCAAATACGCCAATAGATAAACTTAGAGAATCTAATAAAGACATGAGTCAAGAAGGATTCAACTTATTAGTATCTATGCTTAATTTTGCTAAACAGGGTGTCTTGGGGATTGACAATCAGCTTATAGCATCTCTATCTTCTAGTAAATCTAAAGTTGATGACCATGTTGATGACTTGAAGAAAAAATTAGCAGAACTAAAAGAAGCTCCAAAAGATGGAAATAAGGAAAATAATCTTTATAATAGCTTGAAAGAAAACTTAAGTCAACTCCAAAGTCAAATAGTTGTCACCAAAGATGAAAATAGCGATTTTGTTAAAAGTATTTCTATGCTTGACGGTTCTAAATCAGCTTATCTTGATACAATAAATGGACAACTAGAAACAATGGGAATTAAGTTGACCTATATTGAAAATCCTGATGGTTCTATGAGGTTAGGATATGTTGATGCAGATAAAAATGAAAGAGGTCTGTATACTCTTCAAAAAGCAACAGATTCGTTAGGTGGTTCTGTTGATGCAGTAAATGTATCTACTGGTTTCTTAGCTACAAATTTCCAAAATTTCCTTAATAGTAACCAAAGTGATGAGTCAAGAACACAATGGTTGACTGGTATCGCAAATCAATATCAAGCTATTGGAGATAGAGTAGAGACCACAACAGATAATGTGACTGGTTTGAAATTCCAACTCGAAAATGGTGATGGGGCTTCAAACTCTTGGTTAGTAGGTGTAAATAAACAAGTAGAAGCTCTTGGCGGAAAAATCGTACAAACAGGAGATGCCGTTAATGGATTTACTTATAAAATCCAAATGCCAGATGGTTCACAATACACTTTGTTCTCTCAAGTTGGTTCAAAAGCTGATGAAGCTAAGGGAAAAATAGATGGTGCAAAAACATCATCAGATGAATTAAATAAATCAGCAAATACTACAGTTACTACGAAAGTTACTGCTGATACTACTGGTTTAATACAGCCATCCGCAGATATTGTAGCATTTAAACAATCAGGAGGAGAAACAGTAACGACAAAAGTTACTGCCGACACAACTGGATTGATACAGCCATCTAAAGATATTGTAGCAATGAAACAAGCTGGTGCAGATGGTGTTGATATAAAAATTAACAAAATTGATACAAAAGCTCTTACCGAAGCTGACGGAACAATAGAAACAACACAAAAGAGAGTTTCTGAATTATCTGGAAACATCACAACTGTACAAGACGGAGTAAATAAAACCATCACATTGATGGATTCTAAACTATTTGGTAAAAATGATAAAATAGCAAGTTTAGCAGATGAACTAAATAAGATAGCAGATAGCGCTGGTAAAGCATCTCAATCAATTAGTGATTTAACTTCAAAAGCAGGAGATATAAAATTCTCTGTTAGTGGTTCATTTGAAATTCCTAAAAATTTCAAAGCAGATACCCAAGTTATATCAGATGCTCTTAAAACATTAAGAGATGATGCTTCTGGATACATGAGTTCTATTCAGACTGTCTTGGCAACTAATCTAAAAATAGGGGCAATAGATACATCAGCAATGGATACTATGAAAGGTCAAGTTCAAGCAAAAATGAACGAGACTGCTGGAATACTTTCTGGTTTTGGAGGAATGGTTGCGAATGCAGTAGCCCAAGCAAATGAACAAATGACTTTCGATGCTAGTTCTCTTATTCTTTATAAAAATACATCTGTTTCGGTAGTGCAAGATTTGACTGGAATCTGGAATACTGTAAGACAAACATTGCCATCTATAATAAGTCAAACAACATCTTCAATGATTGACAATTGGAATGGTGGAACAGAAAGTATTGTCTCTCGTGCTGAGTGGATGAAAAACAATGTTGTTGATAAAGTGAGACAGATGAGTGATAGCTCAACAAATGAAGTGAAAAAGATGTCAAACTCTATGGAAACAGCTTTGCGTGATGGAACTTCTAGTCTATATGGAATAGCAAGTAAAATTCCTGAACAAATAGGTAGAGGTGTCAGAGACCACATGAGTTCAGCATCAAACTCACTCCAAGAACTTGCGGATGATATGGTAACAAGATTCAAACACGCTTTGGGTATCCACTCACCGTCTCGTGTATTCCAAGAATTAGGTGGATATGTAATTGCAGGTTTGACTAAAGGTTTAACAGGTGGGAATCTTAAAAGCCTTGGTAAAGAAGTATTTAAAGACTTCGGTGGCGGAATATTTGATACAATGGATAAAATCAAAGCTTACGTTTCAGGTGACTTTTCATCTATGGCTAGTGCATTCGGTGGTGCTGGCGGAGGAGTTGCTGGTGCAGGAGTTCAGCAATGGACTGGTGTAGCTTCGCAAGCTTTGATGATGACTGGTCAATTCACACCGCAGAACTTACAAGCATTATTGTATCAAATGCAAACTGAGTCTGGTGGTAATCCAATGGCAATCAACGGTTGGGATGTTAATGCACAAAATGGGACACCATCAAAAGGTCTTATGCAGGTTATTGACCCAACTTTCCAAGCAAATAAAATGCCAGGATTTAACAATATATATGCTCCTCTTGATAACATACTAGCCTCAATCAGATATGCACTCGGTAGATATGGCTCACTAGCTAGAGCTTATAGTGGACATGGATACTATAATGGCGGATTCGTTGATACACCTGAACTTGCATGGCACGGTGAAGAGGGAGAAGAAGCAATCATCCCACTTATCCCACAACGTAGAGACCGTGGTATTGATTTGTGGTTACAGACAGCTCAAAAACTTGGTCTTGGTAGTCTTTTTGGAATTAGAGGTACTAATGGAATGGGTGCTCTAGGCGGAGGATTTGCAGGAAGTGAAGGCGAATCTGGTTCTAGTAGTTCTGGCGAAGGTGGTGCAGGTACTTATGTTCCTAGTATTGCCCCAGCTATTCAAACAATGCAAGAATTTATTCCTATTTTTGGAGAAAGCGCTGGAAATTCATTAGATGCTCTATACAAGAGAGACACAGCAGGTCTTACAATTGACCAAACTCAAACTAAGATTGATAAATCAGAAGCGGTTCTGAAACGCTTAATTGAGAACACGGTTGCTTATCGTAACCAGTTGTTAGGTATTCAAAACTTAAATAAAAGTCTATTAAGCCAACAACAAGCTCAATATCAAACAATGATTAATCGTCAAAATGTGGTAGCAAGAGAACTCGAAGGATTAAGAAATACAGGTAAACATACAGAAGAACAACGTAAACGCTACAATGAGTTGCAACAAGAATATGATACAAATTCAGGAAACATATGGAAAATTGAAACACAAATCGATAATCTCAATAATGAAATCAGACAAAGTAATATTGACATTTATCTTGATTATATTGCTGACATTGGAAATAGCTGGGATAAGACAATTAGTTCTATTCAAAAAGCTAAGGATGCACTAAACTTCCAGAATGAGAAACTTCAATATACTAATCCTAATGATGTAGGTCAACAGCTTAAGATTCAATATGATATGATAGAGCAACAACAAAAACTTGAACTTACGTACAAGAACCAAGTTGCCAAATATCAGGCTGAATATAACAGTGCAAGTAAAAAATATGGTGCTTCATCTAAACAAGCTATTGAGATGCAAAAAATGCTTGAAGATGCCCAAAAGAATTATAATAGTGCTGTTCTTGATACATTAAAAGAACAAAAAACAGTTGCTGATGCTCGTGAAAAAGTTGCACAAGATGAAGTAACTTCTCTTAAAAACTATTATAAAGAAATGCAAACATTAAGCAAGAAATCTACTGAAAAAGAACTTGAAAACTTAAAAACAACACATGATGCAAAAATAAAATCATATGATGATGAAATTTCAAAAATAAACGAAGTCTATGATGCAAAAGTTAAAGAACGTGACTCAGAAAAAGCCGAAGAAACATACACTAAAAAGATGGAAGACTTCAATACTAAACGTGCAGAATTGATGCAAAAAATATCATTGGCTTCAAGAGATAACTCGTTAGAAGGTAAAAAAGCTTTATCAGACCTGCAAAAACAGTTAACTGACTTGAATAAGGATATCACAGATGCTCAGCTAGAAAGACAAGATACTTTATGGAAAGAACAGCTTGACAAGCAAAAGCAAGACCAGCTTGACCAAGTAAATAAAAATAAAGATAATGAAAACACAAATTATGATAACAATGTAAGTGAAATCAACGATAAATCTAAACAAATTCAAGATTATTATGATAAATTAATCAATGATGATGCATCATGGAAAAATGCGGTAGCTAAGTGGAATGCAGGAGATACAAATGCTCTAACTCAAATGATGAATGATATGCAAGATGAATTATCTAAATTAATGAGTGGTGATGGAAAAGGAATCATGGGGACAGAAAATCTAAGTCCTGATGACATTAAGTCCATTGTAGGAGATAATCTAACCGATGTATCAAATATCTGGTTAAGCATAAAAGACCAATTAACAGAACTTAATAGTATAAATAAAAACTTAGATGACTTGAATGCAGGTCAACAAAAAGGAAATGATGTCAACAATCCTAATTATACTACTGACGCAACAAGTTCTGACGTGGGACATAGGAATGTAACCCCTTATCTTCCTCCTGAAGCACCACCAGCAAAACCAAGTGGAATTAAAGCTACGCATACAGTTGTTAATGGAGACACGCTTTGGGATTTAGCTAAAAAGTATTATGGAGATTATTACCAATGGACTAAGATTCAAAAAGCTAATGGTAATTTAAATCCTTATACAATACCAGTTGGTAGAAAGTTATTAATTCCTTTTGATACAGGTGGTTACACTGGCGATTGGTTTGGTAATGAGGGTAAAGTAGCAATGCTCCATAAGAAAGAAATGGTCTTGAATAAAAATCAAACAAGCGATATTTTAAAAACAGTATCAATTGTTGACAGAACTAAAAATCAACTCAATGACTTTGTTAAATCAATACAGGCTTCTAAAATTAGTAATAGTTTAGTTGTAGGGGATATGCAATTCAACTTTGAAAACTATCGTGGAGATAAAGAAGGTGCTGTTAGATTTGCAGATGAGGTTATGGATAGATTAAAATCACGCAGATAATTGAATAGGGTGTAAATCACCCTTCAATTATTTTTATAGAAAGTTGGTAAAATGAATACTATCAAAGATAAGATTAGTTTTACATACAACGGAAAAAGTACTAACGAATTTGGAATCATAAACGTTTCTATGGATAATGGAATGTTTGATGAAACATTTGTTGCAAATCGAACTGTAAATTCAGAAACAGTGAAAGATGTGCGAAAATCATTATTTAATGGTGTGACTTATGAAGATTTGTCATTCGAATTGAACTTGGCTTTCGAGAAGGGTTTTACAGATGAATTAATCAATGAAGTAGTTACTTGGCTCTATGAGAAAGAGTATTATAGTAAATTACAATTTGAAGGATTGAATAAATTTGTATATGCAATGCCAAATGGAGAATCTAAGATAGTACATACAGGAACTGGAAGAGGATACATTGTTGTTTCTATGATAACAAACTCTCCTTATGTATATGGAAATATTTTGTCGTTTGAAAAAGGGGCAAGTCAAGACGCAATTAGTATTACGTTGGATGGAAAAACAAATCCAGAGATGAATATTGATTTATATCCATTAAAAGATGGAGTATATTCAATAACAGTCAATGGATACACATTACAATTAAGTAATTTGAAAGCAAATGAAATTGTAACAATCAATCCCTATGAAGAGGAAATTTCTAGCAATTTAAATAATGTATATCATTATTCAGACTATGTAGGAGATTTATCTAAGTTAGGTCTTTTGAAAAAGGTAAACACAATTAGTGCTCCGATAAGCCAAAACCTTAAGGTTATTGTTACTTATCAACCATACTATATTAAATAAGATGCTTAGGCATCTTATTTTTTTTATATATATAACTTTGTACTTGCGCTTTTTAAATAATTGTGGTATAATAGAGTATACAGGAAATATATAGAGGAGTAAATACTATGTTAAAAGATTTAGGGTTAGACCTAGACCTAACTAGAAGTAAGAAACCATTTAAGGTTCAGCTTGCTCTTCCTAGTAAAGTCATAACACAGAATATCTTAAATATTAAGACAGCTAACATTTCAGATGTTAAACTAAACTCACTCCCACATTTTGAATTTGAAATACCTTATTTGGTAGAGTCTAAAAATAAAGGTGTAACTGATGAAATTGAATACATCAAAAACCCTGACCTAGACAACATTAAAGAAGAGAAACTTATTAAATTAACGTGGTATGGAGGAAGAATAAATTGGTTTAGAATCATGACCATTGAAAAAAATGATTCAAGTGATGGTATCTCTACTAAAATATCTTGTGATAGTTTAGAAAGTGAACTTCGAAAAACAAATGTTACGATAGATGGAACAGGAATTGGAGCAGAAGAATATTTTAGTAAAGCTCTTGAACAATCACCTTGGAAACTAGGACATGTTTCAGATAAATTAAAAAATACATATAGGACATTTTCAGAAGAAGATAAAAAAACAAGATACGAAGCTATTCAAAGTGGTATTGAATCTTATGGCGCAATAACAGATTTTGACGGAGAAACAAGAACATTAAATCTTTTAACAATTGATGAGTTAAGAGTTTTTCGTGGGGTTGTCCTCAAGCGTGAAAATTATGCAAGTTCAATTAATATAACATCTACGTCAGAAGAAATTGTAACGAGAATGTATGGTAAGGGTAATGAAGAGTTAGATATATCATCTGCAAACCCTACTGGAATGCGCTATATTGAAGATTTTTCATATTTCATTCATCCATTTAAACGTGACGCAAATAAGAATGTACTCGAACATTCAGCATACATGTCAGATGAACTTGCTCATGCGTTGCTAGATTTAATGGAATTAGAAAAAGTTTATAATCCAAAAATAGATGATTTACAAAAATTAATAAATCAAGGATATGTAGACTTAACTAAAAGGATGACCGAAAAGGTTGACCTTGATGGCGAAATGCTTACGTTACAAGCTCTGTTAGATACTGCAAAATCAACAAATAATAAACCATTAATCACTCAGCGTGAGACAGAAATTGTTGCAAAACAAAAACAAATTGATGATAAAGTTTCAGAGATTGATTCTATAAATGCGTCAATTGAGCTTTGGAATAAAACAATTCTTAACTACCAAGAAATCATTTCAACAAATTCATTTAAACCAGATTTAGTTGAAGAGTTAAAATTATTTGTTTATGAAAAAGATTTCTCAGATGATAGATACATTGATGCAAAAGAACTATATGATGCAACAGTTGAAGAGTTTGAGAAATATCAAAAACCTACACGCTCATTTAAGACAGATTTAGCATCATTCATCAATTCAATCGAATCTAAAAAGTATCATGGTAGATTAGAAATTGGTGAAGAAGTCAAAATTAAATCTGAGAAACTGGGAGAAGAATACACATCAATTATTCTTGGATATAGTGGAGATTTAGTTTCTGGTGATTTTCAGCTTGAAATATCTGATAATATGGATGATATTGATGCTCTTGATAGATTAGCAACAATTATTTATCAGGCAGAGTCGTCATCTTCAATCTTGTCAAACAATAAATATAAATGGAATAACATTGTAAAAGTTAAAGATGAGGTTACAGCTTGGAGAGATAAAGAAATTAATACGGTTAATAATCGTATTGTCGCTGGTGCAAATGAATCTATTACACTTGATAACCGTGGTATGATGGTTCGTAACCCAGACTTTCCTAATGAGGTAATCATTATTCAATCAGGTGTTGTAGCTCTCTCAAGAGATAATGGTAAGACATGGAACACTTCGATTACACCAAATGGAGTTATTGCTGATACACTTATTGGTAAAATTTTAGCAGGTAATAATCTAATTATCACAAATGACTCAGGTAGCTTCGTAATTGATAATACTGGTATGACAGTCAATATGGACTCAATCAGAATTATGAGTGGTGATGAAGGAAATCCTAAAAATATTATCGAATCATGGAATAAGTTATTACTCACCTATAATGAGATTGCTAGTGATAGTTTGGTTAATGAGTATGAAAAAAATCAATTAAAACTCCAATGGAATAAAATTGAAGATATTCATAGCTCAATGATTGCATCATTTCTCAAGGGGTGGAGTCAAAAACCTGTCACAGAACCTGACCCAAATAATCCAAATCCAAACCCTGAACCAAATTATCCAGATGAATATGGCATTTATATTAAGGCGTATGAAGATTTAAATACATATCTTAACACAACAAAACAATCTGATGGATATGCTCTCTTAGATGAAGCAAACAAAACAAAAACAACAACGATTGATTCAGAAGAGTTTAAGAAAAAATTCCTAGACTATGATAAAGCTAAACAAGCGTTAGAGTCAATCATTTCATTCACTTATGCGTATTCACAAATTAAAGTTCTTGAAGCTGGAATTTCATTAGAATATGTTAAGAATGATAATGTTGTTACTGCATTAAATCTTTCTGAGGAAGGTGTTAAAATTGATGGTAAGCTATTAGAAATTAACAGTAAGACAGAGTTTAATGCTGACTTAGTAATGAATGCAGGTGTTATTAAAGGTAAAGATGATGGAATAATTATCGACCTCAACACAGGAGAAATTAAGCTTAATAAGAAAGTTACAATCGGTGAAGGCTCTAATCTTGTTACACACGATGATATAGTTCCATTAAAAGGAACTATAGTTTCAACTCTCTCAAATGACCTAGTTACTATCTTTACGGATGCTAATGGTTCGTCAGGAAATTATGACTATGCATTAACAGAAATGAACATTTATAAAGATGGTGTTTTAGATAATGACAGTTGGGCTTTCTCTGTAGAGAGAAATGATAACGTAGTTTACACAATCACAAAAAATTCAGTAAAAGTTCTATCTGCTAAAACAAATTCTGAAACATTAGTTATACTTGCAAAACAAGGTAAAGATACTATAAGAGAAGAATTTAAAATAAAGAAATATGCAGGTACAACAGGAAATGTAAATCGCTGGATGATTACTCCTGATGTTATCCATAAAACTATTAATGATGAGTGGGTTGGTACTCCTCTTGTTATTATGGGAAATGAACAATCAGTAGGAAAAGATACAATACCTTATTCTGGCAGATATAAGGTATATGAATCAAAAGATGGTGGTTTAAATTATTTTGTAAAATACACATCATCAGCAGATGAACCTATGATTTCATATACTCCAACTGAAATTGGAGTAACACATATAAAATTACAATTTTATCTAGCAGGTAGTACGCTCAATTTAATTGATGAACAAATCTTGCCAGTTATTATTGATAAGAATAAAGGTAATGACGGTATAAGTCCAATTAATCTAATTGTTAATTCATCTAATGGTTATCAATTTAAAAATAATGTTATCAATACAACTTTTACTGCACTACTCTATCAAAATAATGAAGAAATTGACCATGATGGGACAAAGTTTGCTTACGTATGGTCTAAAACTAATGCTGACGGAACAGCAGATACAGCTTGGAATCTTGCTCATCAAACAAGTCAGAAATCAATTACAATTACAAATAGTGATGTTTGGAAGAGAGCTACATTTAATTGTACTGCCGAACCGCTTAATTAATAGGAGGAACACAATATGTCAATTGTCTCAAGTGGACAAATCACAATCACAGATTTATCAGATGGTATGCAACTCAATGCTTTCATCACAGCAAGTGGGGTAACTACTCAAACTTATGATGCAACAGCTCAAACATGGTCACCAAGTTATGCAACTACTCCACAAGTTTTAACACTCAACCTTACTAAAGCAGGGAGTGCAACTTCTGTTATTAGTGGAATTTCAGGAAACATTACTTGGACACGTTCAGATGGACCAACAACTACTACTATTTCCTCAACTACTAATACTGATAGTCAATATTTAAGCGGAAGCGCAAATAGTGTATTGACAACAAAAGTCAATGTCCCAATTGCTAACTCAGCTTCACGATTCACTGCTTCTGGATTATGGGTTGACCCTAATACAGGTTTAAATGTTCCGTTCTCAGCTGTTTTAGATTTAACGGTTGTACAACTTGCTAAATCAGCTGTTCTTGCAAATGTTTATGCTGGAAATGGTGGAGCGTTCTATAATTCTATGCCTGCAAGTTTAACAGTTAATGCCGATTTGTATAAAGGAGGACAGCTCTCCGCAGGAAACAAGCAAATATTCTTCGGTTATGCAGATAGTACTGTAACTACAACTGGTTCAACTGGCTATAACTCAAACCTTGGATTAGGCTGGCATTTATGTTCTTCATCTACAACTGGTCAAACACCAAATGTAACTGCTGGTACAAATACAACTTCTCAAGGGATATTAACAGTTCTACCAACGGCTGTTACGAACTCGCAAAGTTATAAGGCAGTAATTATTGACCAAGCAGGTGGTACAGCAGGAACGGCAGTTAGTGGCATCGTTACACTTCTTGATTATACAGACCCATTAACTTGTACGATTGATAGTACAGCAGGTAGCATTTTTAAAAACGGTTCTGGTACAACAACACTTACTTGTCGAGTATTTCAATCTGGTGCTGAAATTGATACAGCTGGAACAACCTATACTTATAAATGGTCTCAACGTGACCAAAATGGCGTATTAAATGCTAATTTTGGCGGTACGGGCAATCAATATAAAACTGGTAAAACAATTAGCGTTACAGCTTCTGATATCAACGTCAAAGCTCAATATACATGCGAGGTGAATCAATAATGAAAAGTAAATTTTATGCAAATGTTGAACTTGGTGGAGAAATCACACAAGTTAGCTTTGAAGCAACAAGCGCAAGTGATGTGATTGAACAAGTCTGGCGGACTTACGGTATCTCCACTCCAATTATTGAAATTTGGGCGGAGGTGACTGATGACGATAGTAGCAAGCAATAGTCTCACTATAAGTAATGTTAATGATGGGACAATAACTCATACCGCTTACGCTTACAGCGCTGATGGTACTGA